CAGTATGCCCACACTGTTTGATCTACTTGAAGCCGAGGTTGGGGTCGATCAAGACGAAACGTGTTAAAGACGAAACGTGTTATTGTTTTAGCATGAACGCAACACTAGAAGATTCGCCGCCGCGCGAACGAAAATACGTATACGAAGATGACGGGGTTTCAGGAGTACCGGCGCATGAAGCCACACTGCTTCGTGAAAACATACCCACGGTTGACAGAGGTTACACCGATACCCCCGCCAAACAATCGCTCGTTGAGCAATACACTCAGCATCTCGAACTGGCCGACCGCGTGAAAACGGAAGGTATTCGAACGGCTACGCTACACCTTAACGCCGCATTGGTGGACTTGGCGGCTTTCGGTGTTAAAAAACAGGTGGTCGATGCCGATCCTATAGGTGAGACATTCCCGACGCTAGAAAAAGAGCCGTCAAAACTGGAATCCATCGAGAATCCCTGGGGCAGTGAACCAAAACGCGAAGCGAAAACCCGTCGCCCGGCGAAGGCAAAAGCCGAAAAGCCGGCGCCTGTCAAACGCGGCCGCGCCGCGACTTCCGATGGTCCAACCATTGCGGATCGCGCTTACGCCGTGATGACGACGAAGCCAGTCCACATCAAAGACATCGTGGACGCGATGTTTAACGCCGGCTGGGAAGGCAGTGGCATGCCGAAGAAAGACGCTTCGAACGTCACCTCCACAATCGGCGGATCGATTAAGCGCGCAAAAGCGAAAGGAGAAAAGCCGCGCTTTGTCGCGCACAATAACGCGATGTTCAGCCGGGCCTGAAAATTCGTTGGCAAAGAACCAAAACAAAAAGCGCGGTCGAACTCGCCAAGAGTCGCCGCGCTTTTGTTTGTAAATTTACGCTTGTAATTTATGCGCCGATTGGTTTATACTTTTCTTTATGGCAGTGATGGAATATGCCGTCGAAACAACGATGAATTATAGCCCGCAACCCGCCGCGCAAGATCTTGAAGTCCGTTGCCAGACTTGCGATCTTGACCCATGCGCGTGTTGGACGGAAGCGCGGCTGGCCGCTGAAATGGAGGAGTTTTTCGAATGATCGTGTACGTGTGTTTGATTGGCTTAGCGCTAGCCTTCGTCGCCGCGATGACGGCTTGCCTTTTGTCAGAAGGGGAACCCGATGAGTAAACCGCAGATACTCGAAACGTTCACGCTGGCTTTTATTCGCACGGACGAGAATAGTTCACCGGAAGAGATCACCAATGCTAAATACTTTATCAATTGCAAGATGATCAATGCGCGTAGAATGCCGTACCTTGAAGATCAACTCGACAAGTCGATGCAGCGAAACGCCGAGATGTTTCGCGAACTCGTTCAGCAAGCCGCACTTTTAGAGTTGCTGGAACTTCAGGTCAAATACTACCGGCGCGGTGGCTGGGTGGTGATCGGCGTAGCGGTGGTGACAGCCGCAATCTGGTGGTGGCTCCGATGACGACGCCTTCGCATATCGCCAGCCTGCGCCATTGGGCGGAAACGCCGGGATTCGATAAAGACAATCTTCACGTCCGAGATGTCGTCGCCATGCTCGATTACATCGCCGAGTTGGAAGCCAAAGCCGGAGATATCCGTGATCTTCTCCTCGGTTGCCAGAAAGACCGCCAATCTCTCGTAGACCGCCTGGAGAACGCGATCAACGAAGCGGATGATGCGGTTAAACAGGGCAAAGATGTAGGCCAGGTCATAGAAGACGTAGCGTTGGGGACACTCAGCGAAGTGTTCGAACCGTTTATGTCAGAGGCCATGCTCACCGAAGCCTTGATCGATGTGACCTTGCGTGGTGGTAGAACTGCAACGGGCGCAGAAGTCTACACTGGGTCCGAGAGCTTTGGTTCTCGTCAGAGCAAAAAGTTCTTGCATGTCATGGACACTCTGATGCCAAACGTCATTCCAGCAAACGTCTCGGGCGGCGAACTTGAGCCTAGCCGATTCTTGCGGGGCGTTCTTGGTTCCGAGGACGGCATGATCTCGAGCCAAGACAAGATGGGTCGTGAACGTAACGCACTTGGAGAGTTCGCACGTCAAGCTACAGGGGTCTCGGTCCTTGAGTTCGATCCAAAGAAGGGCTTAGAGTATGGGGCGTATCGTTTGGGTCAGCAACAGACTGATGCAAAGCGTAAGTTCAACAGGGTTACTGACGACTTCAACGCTAGCACAAGCTCTCTGACCGACGCCTTCCAAGCGGCAAACAACGACAAGCTGCGGATAGACAAAGAGTACTATCGCTTGATCGATGACCTTCGTATGATGGGACTGTCGAACGCAGACATCCGCAGGGTTCTCAAGAAGAACAACATCGGTGGTGTCAAAGGAATTATGCGCGGTAAGTTCGAGCCGTTCAAAGTTACCAAGAAGAACCGCCAAGAGATGCGTGACGCTGGTATCTCAGGTAAGTTCGACAACAGAGCAGTTATAGAGATTCAACGTCAAATGCGAAACCTTCCTTTGGATCCAGCGGCGGCTCAACCTGCTCCTCGACCCGCGCAAACTCCCATGTTTGGCGTCCCAGCCAATGATCCTCCAGCGCAAACTCCCATGTTTGGCGTCCCAGTAGAACAAGGCAGCTTACCGCAGCCAACCTTCCCGGTGACCACGGCTCGTGCTCCTGGGCCCGTGAACCCTGCTCTGTTGGGGGATGACCCGTTCAGCGCAGCGGCTAATGCACAGATTGCGAATCGTTTGGGGTAGGGCCTGGGTCAATCTCGATTGACATTGAGACACCCACCCCTCCAAACAGCTTGACCAGTTCGTCACAGAAGGCCTCGGTGTCATCGATGACATCGCTGTCTCTGGTGTGAGCAGCAAGGTTCAAGGTCAAACCGACCAGTTCCATTAAGTGCTGCACCTGCATAGGGTGCATGTCGCGTAGGCTAACAGTTTTCATCTTATCAATTTTCATTCGATCTCTCCCCAATTGTCTTTGAGTTCATCGTCTACCTTGGAGGGAACCTTCAAGACATCAGACAGTCCATTTTCCATAATGTCCTTGATGCGCTTCGCTTGTTCGTCACTCTCTACTGAGAAGCATAGTTCATCATGGACCGTGAGCATAGGCAAAAGTCCCTCTGCATAGCAGTCAGCCATCGCCTTCTTGGTTTGATCCGCAGCCGAACCTTGGATCAGTTTGTTTAACGCCTTGTAAGTAAAGGCTCTTCTGAGCGGCTGCCCATATTCCTTCATTGCAGCCTCGTATTCCAGTGGCTTGCTGTACCCAAAGGTCCGAGGCTCCCACATGTTGAACCTGCAGCGCCGCCCAAGCAGGGTCCGGATCTGCCCTGTCTTTTCCGCCTGCCTGCTAGCTAGGTTAGCTAAGTTCTTAACGAACGGAACTTTGTCTTGGTGCTTCTGCAATAGGTCGCCCGCTTCCTCAGTACTTATACCTAGTTGGTCCCCGAGCTTGCCCTTACCCATGCCGTACATGATGCCGAGGTTCACGACCTTGGCCTCCTTGCGGGTGATCCCAGCCAAGTCTGCCACCATCTGGTGCAGGTCAACGTCGCCTGTGTTGTACTCTTCGACGATGTTCTCGACGATGGGGTGCTTGTTCTCCCCCTTCAGGCTTGCTGCAAAGTGGACCAGTAACCTCGGCTCTTGGCTCGAGTAGTCGAACGATCCCCACTTGGTGCCCTCTTCCGGAAGGAACAGTCCGCGGATCAGCTTCTTGATCTCTGGGTCCCGAGCCGGAATCTGCTGGAGGTTTGGGTTGGACGAAGAGAACCGCCCGGTCACCGTGCCTCCGCCATCAGAGCGAAGCTGGTGGAACTCGCAATGGATGCGGCCCTTGTGCTCGTGCTTGAGGATGGAATCGATGAAGCTAGTTTCAGCCTTGTCAAACTCCCGCAGCTTCACAATCATCTGCGCAACGGGGTGCGAGTTGGCACTGAGCCACTGCTTGGTGAAGGAAGGCACCCCAGACTTACGGAGAAGGTCCCCCTGTGCGTCATCCGATGTTGGATAGACCAACCCTAGTTCGTCGAATACCGTAGCCACAGAGGCCGCTGCCCAAGGCTCTACCTTGATCTTGGTCTGGCGATAGATCTCGTCCTTGATCTCCTTGCTCTTCTTCTTGAAGTAGCCCTTGGCTTGTTCCGCCTTGTCCAGGTCAACCCGCACACCAAGCTGGCGCATGTCGCACATCATAGGAATGAGGCTGGTCTCTAGGTCCCATATGTTCCAGAGGTCTTGCTGGTCTAGCTCGATCTTGAGCCTCTCCCACAGGCGCAAGGTCATCCCTGCATCCTGCTCGGCGTAGCGCCCAACAAACTCAGGCGGCAGCTTGTACATCTCAGCTTTGGGATCAAAGCCCCACTCAGCCGCAGCCACGCGCAGGAGCTTCTCGTCCTTGCGCTCGTTAAGGTAGTCCCGACCAAGGTTGTTTAGACTGTAGGAGAAACGGTTCTCGTCAACCACCGCACCCGTAATCATGGTATCTATGATCCGGCCCTCGACCTTGATGCCCTCGGCGCGTAGCCAGCCCACATCGTAGGTCGCGTTGTGAAATATCTTGTCGATGTGCGGCGTAGACATCTGCTTCTGCAGCCACTTGAGCGCGATCCTTGCATCCATGTTGTGCCCGTTGGCATGGCGGATAGGGAAGTATCCCTCCCAGTCGCCCGCAGCTACAGCGATGCCCACCACAAAACCGTCCTTGCGCACCCAACCTGGGCCCAATGTCATCAGGTTCGGGTCACACGTCTCAAGGTCCACGGCTATCTGCTTGTGGTGCGTCAGGTCAGGAAACTCTGTCGGGATGTTCCACGCCAGTTCCTTTGGCTGGTTCATCTGCGCAGCGATGATACTGTCTTTTGTGAAGCCATTAGTCATTGGACTTACCCAGTATCTTATCCAGCCGCTTTGATATTGTCTTCTCCACCTCAGTGAACTCTCCGCCCAATGCGCTGTACCCACACTTGTCGATCCATGAATCGTCGTGACGAATGTCGTTGAGCAGCCGCGCTGTCTTCACCCAGTCCATCATCAACGCAACATGCTGCGGTGTGACGTACCCGTGGGTGGTCATGGCGTTGCGGATAATTGTATTCCAGCCCTCGGCAATGCGCTCGAAGTTCTCGTATGCATCACCGTAGTCCTCGGCCCTCTGTCCGTTGATATACTCCCCGGCGGTGGCTAACACTTCATCTCGTTTCATATCTCGTACCTGTATGATTTGTCCGACTCGATTAAGTAGAGGTTCTCTTTGCAGCGGGTAACCGCAACATAAAAGATCCTGTGCTCATCCTCCGGATGTTTCCCTTCAACGCAGTTCTTGGTTGACCCCAAGTATACTGCCACGTTGTCGTCCTCTCCCCCCTTCATAGCATGGATAGTTGAGATCTTGATCCTCGGCTCTTGGTAAATGTTCTCGCCTCGCCGCTCGATGGCACGGATGTAGATCTTCTCTTCCTCCGACATCTTGATCACGTCCATTGGATGCGTGTCCCTCGGTGCAATCAAACCAAACTCTTTGACCAGCATGTCATAGGTCAACAGGTCCTCGGACCCCGCAGCATCAAGCAGAGTCGTAGCCCCACGCCGCACCGCTGCAAACGCCCCCATCTTAGGGACAGCCTCGTACAACTTGCGCACCCTGCCGATGCCAATAGCCTGACCGTCCACCAGATCACGCCACACCTCCATGGCCTCGACCTTCTTCTGGCTCACAGACCAACGCCCCTTCCGGCTGTAGAAGTAACCGTCCTGCTCCAACTGCTCCGCGATATCGTTGACGTACTTGTTGATCCGAGCTTGGATGGTCCACGATCCTTGGTTCAAGGGCAGATGCCACAGTGCTCCCACTGTACGGACGCTGCCTTCTTCCTCTCGAGGGTAGAACTCTTTCTCCAACCGCCCAGGTATCCGCGCAGAGATACGCATAGCAAGCTCCCAGACGCTCCGTGGTAGACGGTAGGACTGGTTGAGGACTTCGACCCTGTCTGTGCTTTGCTTGAACCGTTCGATATCTACGGAGGTCCAGCGGTGGATAGCTTGGTCGTCATCCCCAGCAATCAGAACCTCGGTCGCAAACTTCGACATCTTCTCAACCATCGTCCACTGCAACGGCGTCAGATCCTGTGCCTCATCCACAATCAGCATGTCCAAGTGCGGAGGATCCGCAATGTCTATGTAGTTGGAGATCATGTCAGTGAAGTCTACCTTGTTCTTCTTGGACTTGTACTCTGCCAATTGCTGGGAAACCTGCACCAGCTTGGAGAAGTTCAGCGAGTAATCCTCTTCGTAGTTATACTCATAGTCCAGGGTCGCTTCCCGATA